GATGTAGTCAGCGGCGCCGTCCTTGTCCTTGACCTTGTCGATCAGTTCATCCAGAATTTCGAAGGAGAAGTTTGCGCCGTTAGCGCCAACATCGACGAGCTGACCAGCTGGGACCAGGCCTAGCATGCCTTCGAAGGTGTCACCGGTACCGTCGCCATTGACCATCGTGCTCTGGTATTGACGACCCAGAGATTTGGCTTTCGACGCAACCTGGATTGCCTTCTGATCAGTGACGTTCGAACGAGTTGCTTGAATTAGACCGTTGATTTCGGCATCGCCGATCAGGGTCGTGAGGCCAGACGTGACCTTGTCGAATTCTGCAGGAGCCTTCGCTGTAATCGTGCCGCCAACGCCAAGGAATTGAACGTTGCCGAGGACCTTTTCGCGATTGTAAGCCAGCGCGTTGCCTTCGATTTCAGTGAACGGAAAGACTTCGAAAAGCGGATTGACTTCGACGATTTGCTCGATGACGCCAGCAAGCAGCATATCTTGCGTGAGTTTGGCTGATTCAGCCAGTGTAACTGTTGCCATTTTTGTGAATCTCCTAGTGAGTTGATTTTGCCCCTCACCGAGGAGCTAACGATTTTATGAGCGGCCTCCGCCCATATTGGCTATGCACCATGCTATAATTCTAAACCTTTAAGGCTCTCATGTAAACTAAATAGAGCCAGGGTCCATGAATACAGTGCAAAATAATAGGCCGCCGTAGCGGCCTATTTATTAGCTACCGAGACCTGATGCGATCTTTTGAATCGACGTGAGTTGCTGACCCTTATTAAGACGGCTGCTAGTGCGAGAGCCTTGAGAATTAGCGCCCTGTGTAGCACCGAACAGGTGTGTAGCAGTCTTCGCCAAAGACGTGACCCACTCGTCAACGCTCATTGGGTTGATGCCGTCCTTGCCATAAATTGGCTTTCCGTCAGCATGCGGAACGGCGCGGCCTTCGATGATCTTGAAAACAGTTTTTGCGCGAAGCATCACGTCATCGACAGCTGTCGGGAGAACCCCTGCTTCGAGAGCTTTGAGACGAACGGCCGAGTCGATGAGCAAACCTTCAAGTTGCGAATTTGCAGTGCCGAGTTCGGTCTTCAAAGCAGAAACAGTTGTGTTGTGTTCTTCGGTCAAGCTTTGAACACGTGATTGAACAACTTCATCGACTTTACCGGCTTCGATCAGTTCCTTGTCAGTCAGACGCTTTTCGATACCTAGCAGGTTTTGATACTTCTGCGGATCGATGCCCTTGAACGAATCGACCTTGCGAAGCAGTTCAATATTCGTATTACGGAATTCGTCCAGCTTTTCACGAGGAACAACGCCGTCAACGTCCAGACGGAATTTGCCGTCATCGCTTTTTTCATACAGCGATGCGACGTGCTGTTCGATGCCATCGAGCGTGTCAATGATATATTTCAAAGCCATTTTAATTCTCCTTACGTTGTAGCCGGATCGTTAACGAGTGTGTCGTTTTTCTGATTACCGGCGGGTTGAGTTTGTGAATTTAAGTTCGGGTTGATTGAGCTCAACTCGTCTGAATCTGACCGTTGCGGATCAAGTCTACGGCCTTTACGTAGGTTAAACACCAACGTTTCTTTGCTGACAGCTCCCTTAAAGAAGCCATCGAACAATGCTTGCATTTCTGGAGCCGATAGTTGCGACTCCATGAAATCTGTATCTAGTGACAGTTCGAAACTTGATTCATCTTCAAGCAATATCTTTGCAATCAATCGATAAACGGAATTTAGCGTTATCGAGATAGCGTTGACAACTGTCGTTAAAGAAGCCGTCTCTGACATATAGCGTAATTTCACAGCGTCAGCAGCTTCTGAACCTCTTGAGCTGTTGTCAAGAAGTCTAGCTGACATTGACGCGAGCAAACCTTGCTTTTCGCTCATTGCTTTTTCTAGACTTTGCAAACCTTGGCCAGTAAACTCGAGATATTTTGCATCTCCGCCCTTGTCAGGGATGGTTAAAAACTTGGTCGAACCGATATACAAATCAGATTGACTTTCAGCGCCGATGATAACAGGCGTTGGTAAACCTGTAAAGTGCCGACCATGTTCCAAGTCAGCACTAGACAAATAGTGCGATATGTTGATATTCGCAATGTCAAGCATTAACGGTTTATGATCATTAAAACCCGTACCTATTGGGTTTACAACGAAGAACGGTATGAACTTTAAAGGTTTACCGAGAATTGTTGGCGTAACAGACGATATGAACTGACTATCAGCATCGTAAACAGTTACGGTGTATACGCCATTGACCATTCGCAATTCACGAAATTGCATTACTGTTTCAACTTCGTAGTCATCAACAGCTTCATCGACGTATTCAGCGAGAACAACTAGAATTGGCTCGCCGAGCTCATTGCATCGCCAATTAAGAATATCCTCGGTCTGATATATTGCAGGATATGGCGAAGCGCCTGATGTTTCAGGCATGTCGACTAAAACGCCACATCGACTCTGTAATAAAACCTCTGATAGCACCATCGAGTAAACTTCACTGAATTGCGCTAAACTCGAACCTTCAAAGTACTTCTTCATCGACTCAGGATACGTAAGCTTTGGCATTTTCGATGTTGCCATGCCGACAAGTGCTGATACGGATTTCGACGTGATCGAATAAAACAGAGCACGCTGCTTGTACGATTTGTAATCATCGTCGTTCTGACCCTTCAGTCTTGGAAGATAGCGCTCACCAGCGTCCTTGATCGCGTCTTCACCTTCAAAAGCGTCTCGGCATTTACGCCATTGGTCAAAACGCAATTTGTATTTCGGATGTTTCGATTCAACAGGCATTATTAAGCTCCTTTAACATTGCCAGATTTGATTTTGTTAGCAGCACGCAGTAATCTATATCTTATAACATCCCATAAATGGTCTTCGCCACATGTGTCAATATCTTCTACGTTTTTAGCGTCATTCTCTAGATTCGGAATAGTTCGAATCACATTGAAACAGTTTCTAAATACGAAAATTCCAGGTTTCTCCATTGGTCGCTTCGTTGAAGCTTCCAATCTATTTCGCATTAACTCAACGCCGCGAATTCTCGAACCAGGCGACTTGTCGCTTCTAGTGAACTTGACACCTACGTCAGCCATTTCGTCGGCGATACTACGGCGTCCAGGTTCGCTGGAGAATATGGCGTTATCAGCAGGGCCAGGAACAACAAAACGGCCCCACTTTTCATCGTCTTCAGTATTCTTTATTCGTTTTGCTTGAGCTTCAGCGGTTAACCGCAAACCTTCATATCGCTGATTAGCTAAGTAACATTCCTTGATTATGAAGATAGAACCTTTTGGAACCCAGCAAGTTTCGCCGGCTTTATTGACAAACTCCTCGCCATCAGCTTCGGCAAACCAGAGTGCAGCAGCTGGAGCGGATGAGCCGTAATCGTATCCGCGATCAATTATCCAAGTGTGAGGTATGTCAAATGACTCAATAACGTGAAACTTAGCTCGCCACAAATCAGCGAATCCGCCTGTTGACAAGCACTCCCAGTCGCCGTTAATCATCGCATTAACAGTGTTAGAGTCTCCCATACCTTTTACGCGCTCGGCATAATCAGGGTCGTTTTGCAGCAAAATCCTGTTGTCGGTTAGCTTAGCAGACACGTACTCTCTAAGCATTCCGCCCTCTTCTTCTGGGGCTTTAAAAACGTGGCCAGCTCCGTGATCGACGAAATTTGACTTGAAATAGTGATGACCTACGTTGCCTGGATTTGTCGTATACAAAATCCTTGGAAACAAACCCTTCCATTTTTCAGGTACTTCCAGAGAACCTAAACGCACGCGTGACCGTAAAAAGCGAACCATTAAAGGCGTAAAGTGGGTCGACTCGTCAACAATCAAGAAACCCATTTGGGCGCCTTGATGCGCATATATGTCGCTTTCGTATTGCGCGTGAGCTAGCTGAATTCGACTACCATTCCAAAACGTAAATGAGTAATCTGATTTGCTGTATACCACATCGCCAGCGTCTATTAGCTCGTGCAGCATCTCCAAATAGCCACCAGGCGTATGGATATGATTAGCTAATACTTCTTTGAATGTTCGCCGAAACAGATACGTTATGAGCCCTGGAACCTCCATCGAGTAGATTATACTCGCGACTCTGGCTAGATAGCTCTTTCCGCCACCTAAAGCACCGCCGTAAAGAACTTCGGTAGCTTTGGTTATTAAGGCTCTTTGCTGTGGTCTATATAGCTTAAAGTCAGTAGGCATTAACGGCTTGGTCAACCAAGCGTGCGGGTTCAACAATCACTGCGTCGATAATCTCCGATTCTTCGAACAGTGATACTGAAACACGCCGCGTTTCAGTAAACGAACCACGAACCTCTAATGATTTGAGTTCAGGTTCAACGTATTTTGCAATTACACGATGACAGTCGAACTTTAACCTCGGGTCAGAAGTGACGTCATGCGCTATATGAGCAATCGAAACGAGTGGATGATATTCTGGATAATGCCGACGAATAGCATCCAACACATGTGATTTTGATTCCATATCAATTACTCAGTAATTAACAATTAAATTGTATTGCATAAATGATCCCTAAGTGGACCTAAATACAAGGAACCATGTCTAGCGTGAGTGCTTGCGTGTGGCAAGACTTCGCAACAGATTTCCGATTCTAGAACTGACCTTCGATTTGTCGAACTCAACCGGTTGATAAGGTGACGGAATGATTGCGCCATCTGATTGGTAATACTGCGATACGAAAGCTTTCGATATTTCGCGTATAACCAACGACTCCCAAAGCGTTAATACGGATCCAGTCAGTTGTTGCCAAGCGTATATATCGGACCAGTCGATAACCGCTGGACCTTCGCCATTTGCTTTTGATGGGCCGATTTCGAAAGCGTAGTCAAGCAAGTATTGCCCAAATTCGATTTTTGGCATTTCCAACAATGGCGACTTTAACTCATCGCTAGAAAGCTGCTTGAACCGTGTTATTGACTGTTTGCTAGGCTTTGAATGCAACCAAGCATAATGCCTAGCAAACAATGTCAACTGATCGACTACGCCTTGAAGAAATTTGACCGATCGCTCACGAACTGGTCAACTTGTAAACGAAGCCACGAATACTTCGTTAATATGTAAACGACGTTATCCTTCGTGCACTCGAGAACTGTGCTGTTTTCTTCAACGCCGTGCCAACCAGTTACTACTTCGGCGAGTAGTTCGGCTGATGCGCGTTCAGCGTCATCAATCGTTGTGATTTGATTCGGCTTCTTTTGCGCCAATTGCTTACGAGCACGAGCGCTCATCGCATTACGCATCTTGGTCGAATCAGATCCGAGCAGGTCTATTGTTACGACGTTGCCTGCATTGTCTGTCAAAAACTCGCCGGTGATCGGGTGCAAGACTTCCAGAGTTGCGCTGTTGTTTGCGTGCTCTGTCATGTCGAGTTTTGCGAGGTCCATGAACTTCTCCTAAATGATAAAGGGCCTTTCGGCCCTTTTTGTGGGTTGACTACTTTTACGGAACTTCGACGATGTCGTTATCGATTTCCAAATTGACGGTAGCAGCCGTGATTTGGTCAACGTTACCGACGTTCGTTGTGTAGCTCATCACTTGAGCTGTTGTGTAGAAGATTGTGCCGTCTTGCAGCACAATCTTGATTGACTGACTCGCGTCACTGTTAACAGCGGCGGTCAAGATCGTTTGGCCGGCGTCAGATGGCACACGAGCCATTTGGGCTGCGATCGTACCGTCGTTGTACGAACCCTTGCGTTTCACAGTGCGGCGATTGCCGAGGGTGTTGAACGTGACAAGATTGTACTGACGACCGAATTCGCCAAGATCTGAGACCTCACCGATTTCAGTCCAGGTCAGCGCAGCGAAACCGACTGCGTTGTAGGTTGCCGGAGCCGCTGACGAAATTGACAGTGTGGTGCCGGCCGAGGTAAATGCTTGAGATGCTGCCATGATTTTCTCCTATGTTAAACGACGCGGCACCGCCGCATTTGATATTATAAAGCTATTTAGATCCATGTGCTGAACCTTGAACAAAGACCCTGGCTTAGGATTTTTGATCTTTATCGCCGTCATCCAAAATCTTTGAATGGAGACGTTCGAATTTATAAATCGCCCGTGTGCCCATATGACCTGAAATAGCTATCAAAATTGCCGATAGCCATTCGTCTACATTAGCATACTTGCAAAAGAAATGAGTCAAAACGCCTGCGAACGAACAGATTATTATATCAAACCAATAATTTTGCCACTTAAATTTGGCAGACGTTTTGCGAAGTTTTTGAATATGTGACACGGTGCCACCCCAAATCGATAATAGTATCGTCGTTAAAAATGGCAGATAAGGCTTGACCATAGCTGCTAAGTCGGATATTATTTGTGTTTCTTTTTCCGGCATTTTACAACCCTTTTAAAAATAAATCTCGTCTAGCCTTACATCGTCTAATTAAGCCTCTAATTTGCACGCCGCCAGCTTTGTCCCACCTTAAAAATTGATCAGCTGCGTCTATAATCTCTCCACGATTAATCATTCGAAGTAAAGTCGATATCTGAAGATTTCCAGCGCCTAAGTTAAATGCGAAATCTATTAAAGCTGCATACTGATACTCATTTAGACCGACTTTAACCAGTCTTAAAACTGAATTGAACGCTTTACCTATATTCCGTTCTAAATCCGCGTCGGCTTGAACTTGAGATATTTCAGGCCATTTCGTGTTAAGCCACTCATTACATTGTTGCTTCGTCCAACCATTGTCTCGCATCAAATCTTGAATGCGAGTTCTTGAAAGTAGATTACCCCAACCATTTGTTGGAAACCCTGCAACGTCCCAATAAGCTTTTAATCTACAACTCTCGAATGGCTTGGCAAACCCTTCAGCAATCGCGATAGGGTCCATAAACGATAGATTATAGTCTAACTTCATTGGCCTTTTGAAGTCGTCATAGCTGATCCGCCAAAAGCTTGTTTTGCTGATCTATGACCGAACCAGTACGACAAAACTAAAATTACGATCGCCCGATCCTCGCTGGTCCAAACCTGAAGAATCGCCGCGCTGAGCATAGAATTATTGGCTCTTGCAATTGTAAGCTCGGCCCATTTTACAGTCATGTAAAAGCCGAAAGCGGCGTACGTTATACCAGGTCTAACAAATCCAGATATAAAATCTAGCAGGCAAAATAAATAAAAAGCGGGGTACAAAGCCCAACCCGAAAGACTGTGGCCTTTGGCAGCGTCCAAAAGCTGTACCCCGAAACTTTGTTGAGGCTTATGAAGTTCAATAGCTTCTGCGATATCGCCTTGAGTATTGATTTCATCCATTCGCCACAAGTGTTCAGCCGCGCCTTGCTTCGTTCTCGCATCGATCATCGCCAATTCATGGGCATTGTCTTGCTTGCGAGTGTAGTATTTCAGCACCTCGGGTAAAAAAGGAGCTGCGAAACCTAAAACGGCTGAAAATAATTCGATCATTTTCTCAAACCTAAAAAGTTCTTAATCGTTAGCAACTTACTAACAAAGGGATGTGACCACATATCATTTGTAGTAGGCCATGAGCCAGTCACGGCATCAACCGGGATTGTTGTTGTATTGAGAGCAGCGATGACTGCTGCCGCGATTGACTCGGCCGAAGGGCCGGAACCGCCTACGGCTGTTGTCGTGTAGGACGCGCTGGTTTCGCGCTCTACCTGCACGCCGGTATCATTGATCGTGCATTTCAGGTTACCGGTGACTAGGAATGGACCCGGACCGATGAACTCCAGCACATAATCATTGACGTACTTTACCTGTGGGAAGGTCGCCCCGCCGCCCAACTCAAGTTCAGCCCACTCGCAAACCTCCGGGTACAACTGACCAACTGGCGACGACTCAAGGTCGCGCAGAGCTAGATGGTGCGCCGGGATATCAGTAATCGACGCATCCGAGTACACCACCTTCGTCAGCCAGTTGACGGTCAGTGCCATGGGTTAATCCAGTGTGCGGATAAGGTTTGTGCCGCCGCCGGTCGGGCCGACTGCAAAAGTCGTCTCAAACGGCTTGATCGGGCTGGCGCCGCCACGGCGCACCTTGACGCGCCCGGTGAAGTTGCCTGCCGATGTGTAGCTGTTCGACTCAGTGCTGGCGTCGGCAACAAGGTCGAGAAACGGAACCCAGGCCTGCGAGGCGTTGGCGTGAATCTGGCCCCACGTCCCGCTGATCGTGAAGGTCTTGGTACCTGCCACGTAGCCGGTGTAGTTGTACGGAACGCCATTGACCCGGATGTAGCCAACCGGCGGCGTATCAGCCTTAATCGCCTCATTGACAACACATGTGCTTCCGCCCGCCGTGGTCGCGCCGTTGAGCGTGTATTCGTTAGTCAAGAAGCCGCCGCTGCCATTATCTCGACCGGCTAGTACGCGGTCGCCTGAAGTCAGGTTGCCGATTTCAATGGTGGCCGCAATCGGAGCCGTCATCACAGTGCCGTCGTGCGATGTCAGTTGATAGTTCTGTGAGTCGCCGGCAAGAACACCCTCGACCCACCAGCCCTGCGCCACGAACCATTTGCCACCGGCAACGACGCCGAACGGGGCAGCGGCGTTCGGGTCATAAGCTGCGTCAAGCGCCCGGTAGCGCCAGCCCTCGACGCCGTTGATCGTCGTCGTCGAGGCTTCACGGCAAACGTACTGTAGGTACTGTGCAGCTTCGGCAATGGTACAGTCGCCGGAAAGGATGATCTGACCCTTGAACAGCTTAGTGTTCGCCCCTAGCGTCTTGGTCACGTCGCCCGGTGTGATCGTTACCTTGGC